CTCATGAAAAATTGATCAACGTGAAACTCATCGACCTTTTCATACCCCAGATCCTTGAGTAATTTCAAACACGTTTCTGGTTCTTGATTGAGATTGTTAAACTCAATTTGTAGTAAAGGAAAGTCATTACGTTCAAGGGTCTCAATCATACCACGCAATGGTTTGATAACAAAACCTTCGGTATCAATCTTGATGAAGTCGATTTCATCATACTCACCATCGTCAATACGCATTGTCTTTATTGGCATCTCCTTCGGATCGTATCCACCTCGCATCTTATAATGTTGCGTCATTCCAGTGACAATCAACGAAAGACCAGAATTGCCGCGGCGTTTGATCATAGTCATGTCAGTCTCTTCGTCAGAAACGGCCTTGGGTATAAGAGTATAATTACGAACATGTTTGAGATTCAAAGCAAGTAGGTCATAATACAATGGTTCAAACGTATATACATGTTCAAAGTTGTTTGCATATCGCAAAGCAGTTGTGCCGATATGGCCTCCAATGTCAAACATCTTACGTTTCTTGGTCAGGTACTTAGATGCAATCTCCCAATCTGGAAGAGTCATAGAATACAGTTCACCCCTTTCTTTGAATGTCTTGTAAAAGGAATCACCGGCCGGTAATGCCCAGTTTGTGGGTGGAGCATAGGTTTCGTATTGCATCATTTTTCCTTGAGGAAGTATTCTAGATCTTCCGGTGTTCCCAATCCCCACATTGCCTTTGCGGTGTGAGTTCGTATCTCTTTGTTGTCCTCAATGGCCTCATTGAATACGGGACACACATAGAACTCTCCATTTACTCGAACATCTTTCTCGATCATTTGTTCTGCGTACTTAACAAAGTCTGAACCATGTTTCCAATAGTAGTAACCCACCGTTGCATTATCACTGATAGGATTCTTTTCCGCAACCTCCGTAACAACCCCAAAGTCATTGACCCTTGCAAATGACCACTTGGGATGTGTCGCCTTGAATGTGACGATACCTCCATCGGCCTCCGTCTCTTGCATGTCGTACATGAACTGAAGAGGTTCCCACTCAACGTACTGATCAGAGTTTGCAAAGAACAATGGTGCATCATTGTCGATGTATTCCTTTGCGAGAAGTGCAGTACAAGCTGCACCTTCAGTGATCCCATCAACTTCTACGATCTTACAATTGGGTGCAATGAGAGGTAACATGTTTTCTAGATGAAAACGTTCCTTGTGTTCCTTCTGCACAACAAAGATGTAGTTGGCATCGAGACCAAGATTCTCAACAACAACTTGAATCATTGGTTTACCGTTGACATCAATCAGGGGTTTGGGGAAGGTGTATCCCGCTTGTGCGAATCGTGATCCCGCACCCGCCATTGGGATGAGAACATTCAGTCTCTCATCTTTCCATTTCTTGACCATTGTAGTTTTTGACTCCTGTATTCGGTTTAGTAGATTATCTACAGTCACTTGTTCTGGACTAACCACTCGTATGTAGGATGCGCGAGAACGTGCAGCTGCAAGAAGGCCTGGGGGAGAGTCTTCGATGATCATGGTTTCTTCAGGAAGACAACCCATCATCGACATTGCTTTCCAGTAGATTTCTGGATGGGGTTTTGAGTTCTTGACATCTTCATTGGATAGGATCACTGAACAGTATTCGATGAGTCCACTCTTAGATAATGCCGTCAGAACGGTGCGACGAATACTATTTGAACACACACCAATCGTGTATCCAGACTCTTCTAGTTTCTGAAATAGTTCAAGTGCACATGTGTTGATCGGTAACTCGTGCATCATCTGTACAGTGATGGCCTGTTTCTTATCAAAGATCTCATCGTGTAGTTCGACTGGCAACTTCTTGGTCGCAGTCAACATCTCCAACTTCTCGCGAGTCTTACGACCGTCATATAGGTTGCGATGTTCGTCGGGCGTGATGGCAAAGTGTTTACCCAAAGCACGATTCAATGCTTGGTAGTGTATGTCCTTTGCGTCAACAAGAACCCCATCGAGATCAAACAGTATAAGTTTTAACATAATCAGTACATATTGCTTGGAAGTTACTCGCATCGGAGTTGTATATCTCAGGCATAACACACACCGAACGTAGACTATAATACGATTCGGGATTCGATTTCGGTACGGGTTTGTTTGGATATGCCCAACACCAACCGTGTGATGTCAACGTGTAGTCATCTTCTTGATGCCAGAAGTAATGTAGATGAGGTGCATACTGACGCAACCAAGCCATCGCTTCGATGTTCTTACAGTGAATCCACAGATTGCGAGAACGATCCGTCAACCACTCCTTTGTCGTTGGGTATTGTGGTTCGTCATGTCCTAACCAAAGTCCGTCTCCACCCCATAGATCGATCTCCACATCATACCCCATTCCAATAACCTTATCGATCTGCATCGGATGGTTCTCTGTCATTGCATTGGGCCCGTGTGTGTTACCACGGTGACTTATAATTTTCACTTGAATTGGTACTCCACTCTGAATTTCTCTACCTTATCTAGACCACGTAAACGACAGAAATAATCCTCATGGAAAATCTCGATGTTCTTTTCAGAGAAATAAAATCTGTCTCGTTGTGATTCAAAACATTCGTAGATGCGTTTTCTTTTGATTTCATAATAGTCTGTAACATCAACAAACAGGTTGGGGTTCCATACGGACTTTGTTGATGGCGTGTGATATTCAATCAGGGTGATGGCCTTTCCTCGTGTCGCAGCACGAGCGGCACCACTGATCTTTCGGTGTTCAAAGTGATTATCTTCTAATGGGGGAACATAGATCGTATCGACACCCACCACAAGATCATCGATCAAAGAGACCAGTTCGTGATCTCGCATCTCATCAATGGTCTTGTAGTCTATACCAACATGTTCTACGGGATAGAGAGACCAAAAACTTTCACTCTCAACGAGACGTGAACTTCCGGCCGTGTCATCATTATCACCACCCGCAGAAAGGGTGGCAATCTTCCATTCGTCTGTACTCTTTAGAATTGTGCCTGAGACAGAGTATTCTGCATCATCGGGGTGGGGACTCAATACTAGATTCATAACTAGGGCTCAATGATTTAAAGGGTTGTCCGTTATATATGCGTATACCATGCCGACGTAGGAAGTCACGAAGGTCTTCGGTGATGTTATCCTGTTGACCCACTATGCGATAATCAATACAGTCAATCCATGTGTTTTTTCGAATACAAATAACGCCATGGTATACACTACACTGTACCATAGACTCACCTTTGTGTGATAATTGTGCATTCCATCGTTTGACAATATCTTTAAGTATTTCGTCTTTCTCATCCAGAGACAACTTCTTAGGGTATTCATTTTCTTTGACTACCTTACACGGAGAACCCATTGCGAGTGATCCAGATGGAATATCCTTTGTGATGATTGAACCAGTGCCAATCACGCAGTTGTCACCAATACTGGAGCCTGGTAACATGATTGACCTTGCGGGTAACCAGACATTACTCCCTATGGTAACAGGGGCAAAAGAGAAGGGAAAACCATCAAGAGGGTCACACCAAGCGCCGTGAGTCCATAAAAGACAATCAGCGCCGATACCAACACAATCGCCAATCGTGATCCGATCTGAAGGATTAATGACAGTGCCTTCAAAGATACCAACAGAATTGCCAATATGAACAATACTGTTAGGGCCATTACAACCTCCACGTCCTATCTCCACATTTGCGGGCATCCAGAGATAATCTCCTGCCCTGAATTCTTTACATGTGATCTTGCAGTTGGGGCCGATGTAACAGTTTTCCCCTAACTCAAAAACTTCACACTCTATAATCGCACTGGGGTGTATCATAACTTAAACGCAAGACCACAATAGGCTCCATCTGCACAATAGATGTTGGGTAACATCAAGGGTATAACAAAGTAACAGTGTTGTTCGATTTCATACCTCCACTCTTCCTCTGTCCAACGGATCTTGTGTGTTGGATCGAGTCGTGCCTCTTCGATATAGTAATCTTCTTCTCCATCCAAAACTGTGGGAACACGAAATACCAGAACGTCTGTGGTGAGATTGTAAAGGAACTCATCGAGTTCATCTTCTTCCATGTGTTCAAGTACGTCAAGTGCAAACGTCACTGGGTAGTGATGATTATCTGACAACTCTTCATGTACCGTGTGACCTTTCTCTTGTGCCTCTTGTCGGGCCCATTCGGAAATCTCCACACCCTCACCTTCGATACCTAGATCTTGAAATGCATCAAGCAACATGCCAGTCGCACACCCAAAGTCAAGGATTGGGCCTTCCATATGGTCTAGACTCGATAATAGACTGTACAACTCTGCAGCAAGTTCATCGAACTCCGGTCTGCGGTCTAGGTAGTCTTCATAATTGCCTGTTGTATAATAACTCTCATCATATTCTGTCATGCAAAGTTCCGATCATCAATATCCATTGTTTGGGCAACCGTATGTAACAGTTTGTTGTTGTTGTAATAGAAACATGTGTTACATGCATCTCCCCAACCACCATTCCCTGCACCACGGAGTTCATAAGGCACGCCAGTTTTAGCGTAACTCAGATTACAATTATCCCATATTTCTTTGACATTGTCAATACTTCCCAAAGAATAATCTAGGTCATATGTGCGACTCTCCAATACATGACTTGTGCAGATATAGACTTGATAATCCCCACCTTCGGGATGGGGTGCAATATATGGGCGGGTCAGGCCTACGTAACATCCCTTATCGTATGCGTCAGAATGATCGTATGATGTTTTGATAAAGAACTTATCGAACCTGTCTAGTTTCTGAATAATGTCTTTATATTTCTCATACACTGAAAGTTGATAACCTTCATCAAGACAATTCCCTCCAGTGCGAACAAACTTCACGGCCGGATTCAGTTCTACTAATTTGACAATTCGTTCAATAGTCTCCGGTGTTGTACCTTCGTAGACTTTACCTGTACGAGATAATATGTCGGGTTCATCACCAGTGCCATCATATATGATGTAACTAAGTGCAAGGCGTTCGGTTGGGAATGAACCAAAATCATAATCTTCAGGATCTTTACCCTCATCTAACTTGATCAAAGAAATACGAATCCAATTAATATAGTCATAGATTTCGGGGTTTAGGTGACGTTCCAACTTTTCAGTATTGGTGATAATGCCGATATCATAACCCAACTCACCCGCAAATCGAATAACATCGTTGATGTCTTTCTTTGTTTCACGGTCACGATAAAGTAGTGGATTACCACCACCCGTAATCTCTAATGCCTTTGCACCCATTTCTTTAAAATCAACTAACATCTTGGTTAGTTTTTCCCACGGGATATAACTCTTGAGTGGTCGTGCGGCCACTGAACAGAATGGACAATCACTATCACAAATTTCACACAGACATAATTGAATGTTTATGGGTTTAAACGTATCCTCATATTGAATTGAGTATAACACGTCGGTGTGTTGTAAATACTTATCCCCCCATGTTGCGTATAGTTGTGTCTTTTCTTCATAGTTCATATTAGACGCATCAACTCCGCAACGTTCTCACCCTGATCTGGTAACAAATCTTTTAAGAAGAAATGCACAAAGTGACATTCATTGATTTTAGTATTTGCAGTATACAGTCCATTCCACTTCGAGTCCATGTGTTGTACAGGAACTCGATACTTCTTTATGAACCAATTAAGTAGAGTCTGATCGGTACTCCACTTAAATGCCCCTCGGCCGTTCACAAAGTCCATGAACTCTCCGCGTTTGATAAACTCTTCTGCGGTTTGTCCTTTTAGGTATGGTTTAAACTTCCCACAATTTAGAACAATCATGCCCATGTTGAAGAACTCAAATCCAAGGTTATTTGGTTTGAAGTCGATACCTATCTTTGTATTGTGTAACGACTGATACTGCATCATGGAGTAGTTGGTAATCTTGCCTTTGTACTTCTCATTGATCGGCATCTCACGTTCACACACCGCACCAAAGGCCTTATCATCTTCCATCTCATCAAAGATGTTTGGTGCGTCCTCACGAATAAAAATATCTGCATCGATGATTGCAATCTGATCATAGTCGTCAAGGTGGTTGAATGCGTTCTCTTTCTCGTAGATAGGTAGGAAACCACCGTGTTTGGCAGTGGCGTCTTTACTACGATTAGACATGAAGGGATCGGGTGTGATGTTCAGAAGTGGTCGCGACTGAACCATGTGTTCTATGTCGTGTCTCTTGCAGTATTCTCCGACACTGCCTATACAATGCCTATACAATGCTGAGTTCTTTGCCTTTCCCAGACAGACTTGATAAATTAATCTTCTCATGATTTAGGATGCTCTATTGTGGTTCCAAGTGATCTATTGTTCACCTGCATTACATGACTCGATTCCATTTCTCCATACCTTCTACAGTACTCATTAATCGTGCCATCTGAATTCCATGTGATCTTACTTATATTCTTTACATCGTTGACCATTCTCTTTGCAAGATCGGGTGTTAAGTAATATGCAAGGCCGGGTAGTAATACTTTACGTTTACCTGTATGACCAAAACATACCATATCATTCTCAAACCAATCTGAGTCAATCGGTTCCACCAGTAACGCATCGTGTTCTATAATTAAAATTGGTTTGCGTCTGGCCTTCACCCATAGATTGACGTGACTGTACCATACTGCTTTTTCAGTTAGAGAGAAGTCTATTGTACCACGTTTCTTTCCGAAGTTCAAGAAGTGATTGAAGTTTTCGTTTTCGAAATCCTTGGGAGTTACTGCGTCATAGAATTTGAGATCATAGTCTTTCCAAGACTCTTCGACGCGGCCACGATAATACATCGAGACTGGATTGTCTCGTATCTGTATCATCCAGACTTCGGGTTTCATCTGTAATCTTCCAGATCGAATTCGGTACCGTGCATGTGGTGTAGATCACGACCGTGGTTTGTCCAGACTAAAACTTCCGGATCATCGACAAGGAAGTCGCAGTCAACACAGAATGACGGATAGTCTCCCCGTGTGTGTTGATCTCTGAGTTTCTCGTACTCTTCACCGAACCAGATTTCTTCCACGGTGTTTTCGCTAGTGTAGCCGAGGATTCCCTCCTCATCTCTTCCAAGAACTTGACAACAGGGATGAACAGCACCACGCTTCCCATCCAAGCCGCCAGCCCGAATAACCAGATCTGGACTGAAAGGTCTTCCACAAGTTTTCTTTGCTCCTTCTCTTTCTTTGACGGGATCATAGACTCCCGACCAGTTGTGCATCTTCCAGATTTCTGTCTTAACACCCAATGTGTTGACGATGTTCTGGTATGCAGCGAGTTCCTTATTGAATGCATCTTCTTCTGTTTCAGTCATGAGATGATAGGTTGCAACTGTACATTCACTACCAGTCTCTTCAACATACTTTTGCATGGCTTCGACTTTGTCCCATGTTGATCCATAGTCACCACCAATACGATTGTACATCCACTCATCATACTTTACAGGATCAGAACCAATCCACGAGAATCGATAGAAGTCTAGTCCTGCATCGACACAGTCTCGCATGTACTGACCGTGCATGTTGTGACCGTTCGAGAAGATGAATGCCTTTGCATTGTACTTCTTGACAATCTCGATGTACTTGGGTAGATCACGGTTCAGTGTTGCCTCTCCGGAACCGTCAAGGTTCACGACTCTCAGGCCGTGTTTTGCACAGTCTGCGACATTAGACTCAAACTCTTCGAGAGACATCTTCTTGAGGAAACCCTTGTGTCGTCCTCCGGTACGCATGTCCTGCGGACACATCGAACACGAGTAGTTGCAACCCCCATTGACTTCTATCACTGCACGGTCAATCTGAAACATTTAACGATTCCCATAATTTGGTTTTGTATCGGTTCGCACGACTCTCTAGATGCGATTCGTTCTTTGGTAAATTATATAGGTAATCCCAAAAATCATTATCCTCATCGTGTGGACGTGCAAAGTAAACACCTTGTGGACTATGCACCTTGCATATAGAACTACCCCCCAAGGTAATCACTGGTTTCCCAAGATTACGTGCGATGTATTGCCACATACCGTCATAGAAGATACAGAAATTGGATGTACGTATATGATAGAAGGCCTCACTTATGGGTGTACGATATGTCAGTTCAACCAGTTCGTATCCCTTGAGTTCCAGAAAGTGGATAATGCGTTCCCACTCTTTGACAGAGAATGTCATCTTCCACTTCTTACCACCCGATGGTATCTCACGATTGAATGTGGGTCTCCAAAACACCACCTTCTTGGGACGACCCGTAGTCCACAATTCTTTTCGAAACATCCAGTGATGAAACGACAGAACTCGTTGTGGGTCTCTCTTGTGGCCAAACCCCCGCCATCGTTTTTTCTCAATGTCATCATCCGTAGAATTGAATATATGGTTGAGGGTAACATCCGATTGACGGTGGTACATGTTGTGTAAGTATTGGGTGCGTTCGATGATCGTTTCTGGATCTTCATAGTGATACAGAAAGTCTGCATCGTGTTTCCAGAACACGTTCATACGGATGTGATGGTTGTGCAGATGTGCAAGTTGGTGTGCACAATTCAAACCATACAGAATGTCACCAACTCCTAACGTTCCGCGCCAATCAATCTCATAAGAATCGTTAACGAATATCGGTTGATTGGAGATTGGTTCGCGGAACCAATTGGTCATTTACTTACTCTGAAAGCCTCATAGTATTGTTGTAAGTTTTTGTCATCGGCATCTGGTTCACGGTGTACGGGTTTCGGTGTACGACCCAGATATTGATTTTTGTGACGACCTTTCTTTTTATTACGAGGATCAAATCGGCTATACTTCGCCATGATTTAAATATTCTCCATTCTCTCCATTAAACGTTCTGCACGGTTCGTCACTTGACGATACCATAAAGAATCACGACCTTCAACAGCCGCAGATGTCCACTCACCACAAATTACGTGAGCGTTCATTTTCTTGAATTTAGATAGTCGAGTTCGACCCATGTTGAACATCATGTTCACAAGGATCTGTTGTACCTCATCGGGGAAACCTTCCCACACATCCACACCATAGAGCGCAACGCACTCACTTATAGCCAAGTCGAGATCGCTTTCAAAACATTCGCGTACTCGTTCTTCGCTGACGGGTGTTCCGACTGGTTGTCCGTGTTCTGGATCTCGCTCAAGCACGAGATGTCCCACTCCGAAGGTCGGGTACCCAAGATGGTCCAAATAAATTTCATTGACTACTCCCTCGTCAATTTTAAGTTGTTCGAATACTGCTTCACGGTTCATTGGTCTACGACCCCTTGTAAATAGATTGCAAATGATCTTCAAACTGTTCTACCTTCTCTAATCGGTTAGGCCAGTAAATGTAATCCTTTTCAGGGTTGGCCTTTAGATTGTTCAATAACGGTGTAATCGCATTGTACAGTTTATCTAGTGTATCTGTTGTGGTTTCTACCTGCGACTGTGTATCACGAACCACATCAAGTTCGTCTTCTGTTACCGCAGTAAAACCAAAATCGAATAAGTCTGACATTTTACTTTTCCTTTGTGAAAATGAAATCACCCCAGAAGGGATTAAGATCTCGTGGCCAGTCTGCGAACGCTGGTCGAGACCATTCTCGAGCATATCGTTCTCGACTGTATGTATAATTACCGCACTTCCATCCATTCCCAACTACTTCAACTTCACCATTCAATAGTATAACATCACGTCTTATGACATGACCAACAACTCTATACCCTAACTCACGTAGATAGTCAAACGTCTCTTGTTGGTGTTTACTCATCTCTAGTTTGATCATGGGTGAATTGTTTAGTAGAGTTTGTTCTGCACCCTTTAGTGCTTCGAGTTCGTGACCTTCCACGTCCATCTTTATAAAGTTAAGATCATCGATACCATAACTGTCTAAGGTCACACACTCTGTGTTAACTACTCTATAAGGTGACGGTGGAGTTACTTCAAGGGAAGATAATTCACCTCCAACTCCACTCTTACAGATGTTCATATCGACATATCCGGCCTGAGAACTAAGTGCTTTATTGAATACCTGAAATCTAGGAACGTTAAAAAATTCATTCCAGAGTTTACCATAGAATGATGGATGAGGTTCGAATGCGACTATTTTCCTATAAGGTTGTTCTAATGCCCTGTGAGTAAACGCACCTCTCGCAGCACCCGCATCAACGAAGGTGCCATCGATGGGGATCGAAGGATCTAGTCTAAGAAAATCTTGAATTGAATTTGTTTTTTGCATATCAAAGACCCATCCACTCTTTAGTCATTATGTAGTCTCTCACAAGGCCACTACGGACAATGTCTTCCCAAGAGAATTCTACCACGGAGAAATGTTTGAGTTGTTCAAGGATCTCAAGGAACGTGTTGATACCGTTCTTCTCTCCGGTCTGTTTAAAATCTGACTGCTTGTAATCCCCACAGAAAATGATTTTAGAACAATGTCCTATTCGTGTGATAACAGAATCTAGTTCATGAAAGTTGAGGTTCTGCATCTCATCTACAATAACAATACTGTGGTCAAATGTCACACCACGAATATACGAGGTGGATTCAAACTGTATGTATTTGTTGTGGACTAACTTATCGTATGCACGATCATCTTCAAAGAGATCTGCGGTAGCTGCACGATAGGGTCCAGTGAATGCATCAAGTTTCTCTTCAATGGTTCCTGGCAGAAACCCAACCTCTCGTGTAGGTACTGCACTACGAATGATACGTATCGACTCATACGGTGTTGACTTGTCCATGACTTCTTCGAGTGCAAGATAGAGTGCAAGGAATGTCTTACCTGTACCCGCAGTACCGACCATGGCGAGGTTATCTCCCTCACGCCATGA